CTAGGATTTAAACAAGAATATTTAATTAGTAAGGACTTATAGGATATATTATGGCATCAGCATTACCATACATCACAGCAGGAGCTACCGCATACGGAGCTATCAAAGGCGGTGGTGATAAAAGCACAACAACCTCTACAACTGATCCAGCAACTCAGGCACGTTATGATGATTTATATAACAGAGCTAAAGGCGTAGCAGGTCAACCATTTACACCATACACAGGTGCTAGAGTAGCTGGATTTAATCCTGATCAACTAGCTGGTTTTGATGCAACAAGAAATATGTTTGGTAGATCATTATCTTTTGATCCTACAGGACAACTAAACAGCTTAGCTCAAGGCCCACTTAACATACAACAATTTCAGAATCCTTATAACGAACAAGTTATTAACAACACGCTTGGTGATCTTAATGATGCAAGACAGATGCAAATACAAAGCGATCAAGATGCAGCAATAGGAAGAGGTGCTTTTGGTGGTTCTCGTTCAGCATTGCTTGAATCAGAAACAAATAAAAACTTTGCAGACATAGCAGGTAGAACTGCTGGTAATTTAAGACAGTCTGGATTTAACAACGCAGCAAACCTAGCAATGGGCGACAGAAACTTTAGAGCTGGTTTATTTGGTAATCAGTTAGCAGATCAATACAGAGGATTAGGGTTAATGTCTGGTATTGGAAACCAGCAACAAGGACTAGGACAAGCTGGACTAGATGCAAACTATGGCGAGTTTATGAGAGGTATAAATTATGGCCCTCAACAGTTAGGTTTATTATCTGGTGCTGTATTTGGTATGACACCAGGACAAATAGATTCTACATCAAATAAACAAGGTTTACTTGGAAGAATAGGTGATGCCGCTGATATCTACGACACAATTTATGGTGATGATGAATAATGGCAATATTTGATTTCAATAAACCAGGCGGTCTTTTAAATATAAACCCTAATGACACAGGTTCGTTGGGTATAAACATATCACCCATTAACGAACAAAAAAAACTAGAAGAGGAACAGAGAGCAAGAGCCGAAAAATCAATGAAGTTAAAAAACTTTGCTGACACTCTTCGCATGGTTAATGCAAACCAATCTGGTAACTATCAACAGTCTATGATGTTCTCAAACAGACTGGCACAAAGAAAAGCAGACCAAGAAGCTAGGCAGAAAGAAGCTCAAGCTCTAATGAAAAAAGAGCAGTTTGAAAGAGATCAAGAATTATTTATAAAACAAAATCCTGAGTACGCACAAATGATTAGGTTTAATCAATTATTTGGTATGGATATGCCAAAGCCTGCAAAAAGAGATTCTTATGTAGCTAAAGATGGTTATAGATATTATGTAGATGATGGCACAAGGATGTTTCCTAACATAACAGTAAAAGAAGAACAGTCAGAAGCAGATAAATATAAAGAAAACGCTGCTAGGATTAAAAACATTGTGATGAAGGAGAGTATTGATAGTCCTAAATTAACAGAACAAGAAAAAGATTTTTATAACAATAATTTAAACAAACAAGGAGTCTTGTCTCTTGACCAAACAATCGCTAGTATGATGATGGGTGATGCTGGTAATCAAAATCAAGAAAACAACAAAACATATAGAATCACCAACAAGTCTTACTCAGGCTTAAGTGTTGATGAGCTTGTAAAACAATCACAAGATTTAAACCCAAGTTTAACAAGAGAACAAGTTATTAAAGATTTAATAAGCAATGGCATAATTGCAGAGTAATACCATGGTAGATTTTAAGATACCGCCTCCGCCACAAGAGGAAGTAAACGAATTTAAAATACCGCCTCCTCCAGAAGCTAATGATATTACACAACAAAATATTGCAGCTAATGGTTTTGTTCTACCTCCTGTCCCAAAAAAAAATCAAAAACTATCTGAATCACAATTAAAAGAAAATCCAGAATTTATTAGAGCTGCTAAAAGTATCTATGAATGGAATGAGGGTAGAACTTTTGGTTTTAAAAAAGACAGCAAACCTAAGAAGCTAAACTCCGACAAACAGTATGCAGACTATGCCCTAAGATACATGGGTTGGTTTAATTACAATATACCCAAGATGACTAAAGAAGCATCTGATCTTAAGTTCAATGCAAACCAACAACAACGAGAAGACTTCGTTACCTTGATGGATATGTATGATAACAAGGAAGCTAGTCTTGCTGGTACTGGAAGATTAATAAAAGGACTTGTTGCTGATCCATCTACTTATGTAGGCATAGGAACTTTAGGTGCTGGTTTACTTGCAAGAGAGGGAGCAAAGGCAACAGCAAAACAAGGTATAAAAGAACTTGTTAAACAAGGTGCAAAACAAGGAGCGAAGATAGGAGCTATAGAGGGTGCTATTTATTCAACTGCTGATAACGCACTAAGACAATCAGCCAGGGTAATGTCTGGTCAGCAAGAAGGTTTTGAGTTAGGACAATCAGCAAAGGCTGCTGGACTTGGTGCTGGATTGGGTGCTGGATTAGGTGGCACTATAGGTAGTGCTGCTTCATATTTTAAAAATAAAAACAAAGTACCAGCACAAGTAAACGAAATGGTTGGCCCAACAGATATGGTTGGCCCAAGGTTAGACGTACCTCAACCTAAGGTAGATACACCAGTTACTCCAGAAGTTGTTACACCGAAAGTAGAAACTGCTAAACCTAAAAGCACAAAGATTCCAGAAATACTAAAGATACCTAAGAAACCAAAAGTAAGAACTGCTAAAACTTATATTGAAGGCGGAGCAATCAGCAGAGACTTTTCAAGAATGGGTGAGCTAAAACAAATCTTAGAAAGTGATAAAGGGATTATTACTTCTAAATATTTAGCACCAAAAAACTCAAGAGGCTTTACAGACTTTGACCAGATACAAGAAGCCATGCAAGAAGATGGATTTCTTCCAGAATTGCAAACATTTGATGGTGAAGTGCCAGATTTTACAAACAGAATAATAGATGATTTGCAAACAGATAGGGTGCATCAAGACGATCAAATGCTATTAAGCAACTGGGAAAGACAGACAGAAGAAGCAAGAACAATCAGACAAACTTTAGATGATTTTAATATAGACTATAGAGGAATGTCTGATGATGATGTGCTTAAGACTTATGATGATGTTGTTAATAATAGAATACCTCCAAGACCAATTGAACCTAAATCTTTCTATAAAGAACAAGATGCTTTAGCAGATGAGTTTGTAGCAGCAGAAGGCGGTAACATTAATAAAGTTAAAGCAGATGATGTTATTGATACTCCAGATGGTAAAGACTTTCAAACTGATACGACTACTGGTTTAAACCAAAAGGTAATTGATGTTGGTCAAGAAATTATAAATGAACTTAACATACCAGTAAGTAAGAATGTAAGAATATCAGATCAGTTAAAAGAAGCTGTGCTACTAGCAAACTCAAGTCCAAAATTCTTTAATCAGTTTGTAGATATTTTAAAAAGAAATGATCTTACTATAGAAGAGTTGTCATCTGTATTTAAAGAAAGCATCTCTGATTCAGCTAGACGTATGCAACAGTTAAGCACAGCTAAACAATCCATGAAAAGAATGGGACAAGAGCTTGGCGAGATAGCGCCAGACGAAGGCTGGTATGCAAACTTTGCAAAAGAATATACAGATATAGTAAGAGACTTAGATAACATAAGAAGGGGTTTATTAGTTAGCCAGATAGCAACAGCAATGCGTAACAACACAGCTCAAATAGGAAGAGTTGGTATGCACACATTGATAGAGGCTTTTGATGATGTTTTAAATAGAACATTTAATCCATTAAGAAAAGCATTTGGTGCTAAAACTAAAAAGGTTGATGGTGCTGAATCATTCCGCTTGATGATGAACCTTACAAAAAACAAAAAACAATCAGCAGAGTTAACTGAGTTTTTAACAAAATATTTTGTTAATGAAAGCGACAGACTGTTTACTAAGTATGCTTCGGAAGTAGCTGATTCATCTAAAGCTAAAGTATTTAAAAGCGCACAGAAGATGGTTGATGGCCTCAATACTTTAAATAGAATACAAGAGTTCTGGTATAGAAGAGGCATGTTTGCAACGTCTATACAAGATACATTATCAAAGAAGAGTATTGATATTAAAGATGTTGGTATAAATGATGATCTTTTAAAATACCTTGACGCGTCTGATATAGAAAAAGCGGTTGATGATGCTTTATATTTTACTTATGCAAAGACACCAGACAACAAAGCATTAAAAGCATTTGTAGATTTAGCTAACTCCATACCTTTTGTTACAACTGGTTTATTTCCTTTTGCTAGATTTATGGCTAACGCTATTGATTTTCAATTTAGACATTCACCACTTGGCTTTTTAAAATTATTGACACCATCAGAACATAAAAAAATAGCTGCTGGAGATAGTAAAGCATTTAGTGAAGCTGTAGTGGGATCAACTATTTTACTTGCGACTATTGAAGCTAAAAGAAAAGGATCAGAAGATAATAAATGGTATGAAGTAGAAACATCATCTGGAAAGACTATAGATATGCGACCATACTTTCCATTAACTCCTTACCTTTTTGTAGCAGATGTAATCACTAGATTGGAAAGTGGTAGAAACTGGGGTGATCCAAAAGATATTTTACAAGCACTTACTGGCGCACAATTTAGAGCTGGTGCAAGTTCACAATTAGTACAAAATATTTTAGATGGAATGGTTGGTTTAGATACGGAAGAAAAAATAAGTAGATATTTTTCTGATTATGTTTCTGATATTCTTGGTGGCTTCTTAACTCCACTTAGAATGTTTAATGATTTTATAGATCAGGATCAAGAATTTAGAGCGCCTGTACCAACAGGTGAATTTTTTACTGATACAACTAACAAATTAAAATCAAGTATACCTATAGTAAGAGAACAATTGCCAGAACTAGAATCACCAACAAGAGAAGCTCCTCCTGGAAGACCAGATACTGTACAAATACCTTTTACTGGTATTGATGCTCCAGGCCCTTTAGTAAGACAGCTTACTGGTGCTACTGTAAGAGAAGAAAAGAATCCAGCAGAAAGAGAGTTTGATAGATTAGGATTCAAAAGAAGAGATATATTACCTTATTCTGGTAACGCTGTTGTAGATCAAACAAGAGCAAAAGAAATGGGTAAACCAGTAGAGGTAATGGTAGGCACTTTAGTTCAATCTGATTTTTATAAATCTAAAAGTAATGCAGAAAAAGAATTATTAGTAAGAAAAACCTTACAAGAAATAAGAAAGTCTGCAAATGACTACATAAAAGCAAATAAGATAAATGAAGAGGCGTTCCAGAAAGCAGCGTTTAATAGACAGCCTAAATATATGAAAAAGTTATTAGCTGAAAAGGGTATTACTTGGAAAACATTTAATGACACGAGCAACGGAGAGAATAGGTAGGAGTGGCGAATACCTAACTTGCTCGGTGATAGCAAGAGAAACCGATACTGTAACAGTTATGCCTCATGGTGCTAACGCTGACATAATCTTTGAATGGGAAAACAAAATGTATCGTTGTCAAGTAAAGACAGTTACCCATATAGAAAAAGCTAGAAACAGTTGGCGGTTTGATTTACGAAAAGGATCACACAGCAAGTCAAGAGAGTACAAAGAAAACACCATTGATATATTTGCCTTGGTTAATCTTAAGTACCAGAATGTTTACTTCCTACCTTTTAACAATTGCAAATACCTACAATATTCTGTACATGACGAACCCATGAAAGCTGTTAATTCAATAGAGAGTTTTAGAGAGGCTATGGATGCAATAAATAGCACGGATGATAGACGGATAGGCATATCAGTCCATGACATACCTCTTGAAAAACCCCAGAAATTAGCGGTTATTTAACTGTTCGGGGAGTAGCGCAGCCTGGTAGCGCACTATGTTTTAAAGCCATCACACAATTTCACATCATTACTTTTTATTACTAAAAACCCTTGTTTTCTTTACAAGATTCAATTTATAATCTACTGAATAGGTAACAGAAATACACATCAATCCGCAGTCAAAAGACGGATAAAACACGGATGGATAAACGAGGAGCAAAGCATGGCAAGATACCAGACTGATAAACAAGTGAGCGCATTAAAGATATATAAGACAGGTTATTATCTACATTATAGGTACAACAAGAAGACCAGAGAGATGAAGATAGCAAGTAAAGATGTCTTGATTGGTGTTGCAAGAAACAAAGCACAAAAGATACTGGGTGAAGTAGCACAAGGCATTGATCCGTTGGAAGCTAAAAGAATAGATTCTGATGCTTATACCTTAAACCAGGCGTTTGAGTTAAAGCTAGAAGACTTGTTTAACAATAACAAGAAGTGCGTAGAGATGCAGGATGGCAAGATAGATGGTGAGCCAAGACGTATGTGGGATAGAGATGTCAAGAATACTTTAGGCAAGATGAAACTAGAGAGCGTTGAGACTGGTGATATAACTAAGCTACATATTGCAGTAAGTAAGAGAGCTAAGTATCAAGCTAATAGAGTGGTGCAATTGATTAGTTCTGTGTTTGAGAACAGCATTAGATTGTCTTTAGTTAAGTATAACCCTGCAAAGTACGTTAAAAAGAACCCTGAGATGCAACGTGATAGACCTTTAACAGATAAAGAGTTTGCTGAAATAAATAAGCAGATCAATATCATAGAGTCACAAACACATGAGCGACACTTAAATTCTATCAAGTATATAAGGCTATGTATCTTAACTGGTGGCAGATGTGTTAGCGAGATTGGTAGTGCTAAGTGGTCTGATCTTGATGGTAATAAATTAGTCCTAGAAGAACATAAGACAGACTACCAGGGTAAGCCAAGAGTAATACATCTAAACAATCAAGCTATGGCAATCATTAACTCTTGCGATAGAAACAGCGAAACAATACTTGGTGTTAAATATCCTTTTCATACTTGGAACAAAATTAGAAAAGCTGCGGGATGTCCAGATGTGACGTTCCACGATCTAAGACATAACTTTGGTACTATGGCAGGTGAGCAAATGAAGATTGAAGATGTGAAGACTCTTATGGGACATAAAAGTATTAAGGCTACTGAGCGTTACCGTAAAACTAGAGAGCATATAGCCACCGAAGAAATGCAAAATGTTGGTAACTATATGCAGAAGATAATGATGTCTAATTAAAGTTCTTCGTAGTGTTTAATTAAAGCGTTTAAATACCATTGTGCTTTCTCCAAGCATTGGATGTTGCTGTCCTTGTCCTTATGTCTATATAAATATTTCCAGATGTTACCCTCTAAGTAAGCTGGAAAGTTATTAGAACCAACCCTATCTTTTATTAGGTCTATACATTCTATCTTGCCTTGGTAATGCGGTGGCTTGTTAACTAAATCTACCTTGTTAGTTTTTTTTAATTCTTCCAATTTATCCCACTCCTCTCTTGTAACTTTATCTATACTCATTTTTACCTCCTTATTAATGCGTAAATGTTATTGATAAATTTTCTGTAAATTTTTTCTGAATAATATTTCTATTATTTCTTGTCAGTGACTTGCTTTATTAAATTTACTTAGAGTAGAATAACATAATCACGAAGTAATAGGTAACAACATGGAAGAAAAAATATTTTTAGATCAGAACGAACTAGCAAAAAGATGGTTACGTTCTCCTAGAACATTAGAGAACTGGAGAACAAAAGGAACTGGCCCAACATATCAAAAGATTGGTGGTAAAGTTTTATATCGTCTTAGCGACATAGAAGAAATAGAAAATAAATCAGACGTATCTGGAGAGTAGTTTGGTCAACGCACGAAACAAAGGGCGTAGAGGTGAACGCGAAGTTATTGACGCAATTAAAGAACTTTTAGGCATAGAGCTAGAAGTTAATTATGCTCAGACTTTTGGTGGCGGTCACGATCTTATATCTCCTAATGGCTACATGCCTTACGCAATAGAAGTCAAAAGACGTAAAGCAATCACACAATCAGATATTAAAAACTGGTGGGATCAAACAGTCAGACAAGCAAACAAAGTGGATTTATTACCATGTCTTTGGTTTAGACAAGACAGAGCAGATTGGAAGGTAGCGATACCATGTCCATATTCTAGCGAGAAAAATTTTTTTTCAGTTGAAGATGTAAACATTGCTTCAATTATCAGTCCAGAACTTTGGGCGGCAATAGCAAGAGAGGAGTACAACATTGGCACACGCGATATTATCACCGAGTAGCATAAACAGAATTATAAGATGTCCTGCTTCAGCTAAGATAAATGCTGTAGCGGAACGAAGAGGAAGTATAGCTGCGGCTAGAGGTACTGCGGTTCACGAAATGTGTGAAGCTCTACTTAAGAATAGATTAGATGGTATTACATTAGCTGATTACTACCTTGGTAGAACTGTTGATGTAGATGGTTTTAGTTTTGACATTACTAAAGATGATATTGCTATAGCTGAAATCTATGTTGATTATATTAATCAGCGAACAGAAGAACTTAACGGTAAATTATTAATAGAAGAAAAAGTTAATGCTCCAGAGATTAGTGATGATCTATGGGGAACTGCTGATGCAGTCATCTTAGGTGAAAGCAATAGAATGGTAGTAGCAGATTTAAAGTCTGGTGCTTGGCCTGTAGATGTAGTGATGAATGAGCAGTTAATGACTTACTCATTAGCCTGTCTGACAAGATGGGGAAACGAAGATACTGTGATTGAAATGACAATCATACAACCAAACAAAAGAGCCTTTCATAAAGATGGGCAAATAAGAACTTGGGATATTCAAGCTGTCGATCTTGCAGATTGGGGTTTGAATATTCTGAAACCAGCTTGTGATGAAGCAATGGGTGATGAGCCTAGCTTTAATGCTGGTAATTGGTGCAAATTCTGTTCACACAAAGAAGTTTGCGAAACATATAACAATCCAAAGGAGGATTAATAATGGTAGATAATAAAAAAGAGCAACCTCTTTTAAGTTTCCAAGATAAAGATGGAAACCCTAGAGAGATATTTGAGAAAGACTTAACTGATTTGAATAGACCTTTAATTCAGCAGATTAGTCAAGACCTGGGAGCGCAACAACAACTTGAAGAGGCGTTTCAATTAGCAACTAAAACTGTACATCACATGGAAAGTGTTAGAAGAAATATTGCTAATACAATTGAAAAGCTAGAAGATGTTTTACCACCTTACAAGAAACCAATTGTAATTGAAGGTGCTGACAAGGCAGGTAAATAATGTCGTTAGCAGCAATACAAAAGAAAAGTAAGGCTAAAGCGTCAATAACAATTATCTATGGCCCTTCTGGTCTAGGTAAAACAACACTTGCTGTTGGTAGCAAAAACCCAGTCGTAATTCAAACTGAAGAGGGACTGGGTATTCTTACTAACAACAGGGATATAGCTCATTTTCCATTAGCAAAAGATTACGATACTTTTATTGGTTATCTTAGATCACTTGTTGATGCAGATGAACTTGAATACAACACATTGGTTATTGACTCATTAGATTGGTTAGAGCCATTGATACATCAAAAGACCTGCGAAGCACATAAGCAACCTTCAATAGAAAGTTTTGGTTATGGTCGTGGCTACAATGAGGCACTTAAGTATTTTAGAGAAGTCCTTGATTTAGTTAATAGATTAAGAAACGAAAAGAAAATGCGAGTAGTGTTGATAGCTCATAACCAAATCAAAGCGTTTCACGATCCAAGCACAGAGTCTTACGACAGGCATGAACTTAAGCTACATAAAGCAGCTTCAGCCTTGGTGTTAGAAGCAAGTGATATGTGTTTGTTTTTAAACTACAAAAAAGGAACGGTAAAAGTACAAGGCAATAAAGGATTAACAAGTAAAACTGTGCAGTCTGGAAGAGTCTTAGTTACTACTGAGTCACCTGCATGTGTAGCTAAAAACAGGTACGGTTTACCTGAAGAGATACAAGTGGTTGATGAAGGTGATGACTTTATTGTTAGAGCTGAGAAAACTTGGGCTGAAATTGGAAAGCTAATCGCTAAGAAATGATTACTGACCAAGAAAAAGCAATCTACTATTTAACTAAAGCTAAGTTTTTAGTTGAAGAGGTGAGCGAAAGTAACGGAGATGATGATCATATTCTCCCGTTAGGTGCAAACAGAGTCTTAGTTGATGTTGTTGATGCCCTTAAAGAAGAGATTGATAGAGCCAGTGATTACGAAGAGTATGATCCTGGTTAAACATTAATAGTTAAATTTTTTTACGGAGGTAACGAACATGGATTTAACACAATTTGGTATGGATAAGTTTGAAGCTGGAGCTGAGAGTTCTGGTGGCGAACAAGCAAGAGTGAAACCTGGCAGATACAATTTAAAGTATTCTGGTTCAGATATGGTTGAAGGTAGGAACGGTTGGAAAGCATTAAAGATTTTATTTGATGTTGATGGCGAAATCATATCTGTCAATCATGCTTTCACTATGGCTCACAATAACGAAAAGCCTGTTGAGATAGGAAGACAATCT